GGACGAGCCTAAACTCATAGGCCTTGCTGTTAAAGTGGACGATAACATTACAACTTCTATGACAATCATAAGTGAATTGAACAAGCGTATCCTTCGCATGACTGGAGAATTACTTGACCAACATCTTTTAAGGAGGGAGAAATGACAGTACCAAAAGATGGAACAGATGCTTTCTATGAAGGCTTTGATCTTGAAAATAATCCCTTTCCTGAGTGGGATGGAGGGTTTGAAGAATGGAACAGGGACTTCTTAGAGACAGCTAATGAGTATGTAAGGAGATTAAAATCTCAAGACATACCATTTGAAAGAAAGGAAATAAGAATATGATAGAACCAAATCCAACTTGGGAAATTAGAGACTCCTCAAAACTCAGTGACTTCTGCGAATGTCCTCGGAAATACTTCTTCACCCACATTCTCGGATGGCAACTTGACCAGCCAAAGCATGACCTTTACTTTGGTGAAGCTTGGCACAAAGCCCGTGAGTATCAACTAATCAATGGCTATGATGATGTTCAAGGTGCATACAATGCCTTCTTCGATTTCTACCGTGAAGAATTCGATGAAGAATCTGATGAAATGTATAGGCCAAAAGATCCTAACGCTGTACTTCTTGCACTTATGAAGTATAGTGAAGAACGACAATCCGACTTAACAGAAAATGAGGTATTATTAACTGAAACAAGTGGGTCAGTCCCTGTTGATGAACATAGAGTTCTATACTACCGTATGGACTCTGTAGTGAGACGAAGAGAAGATGGCAAGATCTTCTCATGGGATCATAAGTCTTCTAAGAAATTCAATCGTCAGTGGAGTGAGCAGTTTTATCTTAGTATACAAAATGGTACCTACACTCACTGCATGTACTGTATGTATCCTATTGAGCAGGTGCTTGGTGTAGAGTTTTGTGGTACTTCCTTTGAGTATCTAAAGCGTGGAAGTAAAGATCGTGCTGCTGGATATCATATAGGCTTCCAACGAGTACCTGCATTTAAGACTCCTGACCAGATGAATGTCTGGCTATGGCTTGTGAATGATAAACTTGATGATATTGATAGGGAAATTGATCGTCTAATGCATTGTAAGGAAAGAGATGCAGTGTTAATGGCCTTTCCTATGAATCCTAAGTCTTGTACTAATTACTGGGGATGCCCTTTCCATGATTACTGCATTAGCTGGCCTAATCCATTGCAGAAGTGTGATGAACCTCCACTTGGGTTTAAGGTATCTTATTGGGACCCAAGGGAAATAGAAACTACTAATAAAATGGACTTGGAATGGAAATGAAACCTAGACCAGAAGACCTTCCATCTAAAACATACAAAGTACCAACTGGTTATGGCAATCTATATATTATTGTAAGTGAGCATGAAGATAAACCATTTGAGGTATTTTGTGTCTTAGGCAAAAGTGGTGCATCAATCAATGCAAAGGCTGAAGTTGTTGGGAGGCTAGTTTCATTAGCCCTTCGTCATGATGTACCACTTGAGGAGATAATCAATCAACTAAAGGATATCAGTGGAGATGAACCAAAGGCTTGGAAGAAGACGGTTATTAAATCTATTCCAGATGCTGTAGGTTACATATTAAAAGAACACTATATGAAAGGAGAAAAAGATGCCTTATGATGTAAAGAATGACATAAAGGAAGTAATGGATTACTACAACAATGACCCTCTACAAAAACGCTTCAGTGCACTAATAACTGGAGAAACAGGTAGTGGTAAGACTTTCCTATTTCGCACTGCACGAAAGCCTATATTTATAGATTCCTTCGATCCAGGGGGTACTAAGTGTCTTAAAGCCAACAAAAAATGGCTGGAAAATGATCCTAGAAGAATTATATCAATATGTGATGAGGATAATCCAAAAGGACAAATCATTGCAGACACAAGATGGGAGAATGAAGATCCTTATAATCCTACTGTATTCAATGCTTGGACAAAGGAAACAGATCGTAGGTTTGGTCTGGGATTCTACGATAAGTTTGGAACTTATTGTCTTGACAGTGCCTCAACCTTTGCTGATGCAGTTATGAATTCTCAACTTGAATCCAGTGGTATAGCAGGTCAAATGCCTAGATTCAGGAAAGACTACAATCCACAAAAGGTTAATGTTATTAATAGGATAAAGAAGTTCATGACTCTCCATTGCGATTTCATCTTGACTGGTCACTTGGACACAGTAAAAGATGTAATAGGCCGTGATAAGTACGGTGATCCTACATACAAGATCAAGTATCGATTCATGACTACTGGAAAGGCAGTGGTTACAATTCCACTTCAGTTTGATGAACTCTACGTATTGGAGGGGACTGAAACATCCTCTGGAATTGAAAGGAAACTGCTAATAGACGCACAAGGAACTTATGTAGCAAGGTCTAGATTAAAAGCGGATGGATTATTGGAAGAGCACGAAGATGCTGATATTAAACAGTTACTTAAAAAGATTGGACTTGACTGGGAAGATAAAGAACCATTGGAGTTATAAGACCGTTTAATAATTAAACAAACTTAGATGAAAGGAGGTGATAATATGAAGATATTAGATGATTGCCATAACTATCTACTGGATACATTTATGGAAACTGGAAATCCAAAGTTGTCCTTCTATGAGATGAGGGAAGACGGAACTAAATTGGATGGGACTACCAACGAAGAAGTGCTGCAAGTCCTAATACATAGACTGAACTATCTCAACAGTATATGGCAAGAAGGCAAGTTCAGATGCCGTGAAAATTCCATTGCTATAACTAAGTTGGAAGAAGCTTTGATGTGGCTGGAAAAGCGAACATCTGACAGAGTTATCAGAAAGGTAGAAGGTACACATGAACAATAACAATTTAACTTAATGGAGGTTAGTAATGCTTACAGATTATAGTGACTTAGAAAAAGAAATTAAGGAAGCGCCTGAGCCAAAGACCTTACCAGTAGGTACAGAGGTAAAGGCAAGAATCATCGCTGTCAATACTGGAGTCAGTGATAAGAACGATTGTGTCTGGTACATGCCTCTCTTTGATGTCCCTGCTGATCCTATGGTGGTGGAGTTTAACGACTTCATCTGGGAACTGGATAAGGAGAAGTTAGATCCTAAACAGTATCAACGGAATTTGTTCAAGTTTCAGCAATTCGCTTCAGCCTTCAAAATCAACTACTCCAAACCCTTTTCGTGGGAAGATGATCTTCCTGGAAAGGAAGGTTGGATGATCCTTGGATTTAAGAAGGATGAGGAGTTTGGGGATAAGAATACTGTGAAGAAGTATGTAGTTGGTAAGTAAGTAAGTTGTAATGTGCTGGCAGTGGCAGAATTGGCTATCGGTATCAGAATCCGAGTGGTAGAACCCATAGGAGTGGCCCTGGTTGCAGGTGATTCGACTCTAAGTCAAATCCTGTCTGCCAGCACCAATTACAGTTTCGTACATTTATTAAAATTTGGAGAAATCTCGTCTCCGAAATAGGAGGATTAAGATGGATACAGACACTTTTATGAAAGTAGTATCACAGGCCCATGATAGAGATGTGGGAGTTCTAATTGAGAAAGGGATAGAATACGCTGTCGATGATGATAGACTTGCACAGTTTGATTATGCGGCTGTACTAAAGGAAACCAATCCTGCCCTTGAACTAGTTGGCATGGCTACTAAACATTTCACATCTATAAGCTTAATGTCCAAAGCTCCAAATATGTATCTAATGTCTGTATGGAAGGAGAAACTCACAGACCTCCGCAACTACATGCATCTGTTGGAAGGTCTATTGATAGATATGGAGGTTGAGTGATGGACAGTGAGCATATCAAGAGATGGGACACTTACTTTCATTCTATCTGCATCGCTGTAGCATCTAAGTCACCTTGCCTATCACGTAAAATAGGTGCTATCCTTGTAAGGGATAAGTCTATCGTTGCAACTGGCTACAATGGTCCTCCAAGGGGAGTACCTCACTGTGGACATGACAGGAATATGAAGGACGAAGTATTAAGTGCAGAACTTAATAAAGGCAAATATACTTACGCTTCTAATCACTTGAGAACCTCCTGTCCTCGTAAACTTCTTGGGTATAAAAGTGGCACTGGTCTTGAGTGGTGTCCCGCTCAACATGCTGAGTCTAATTGCATTTCTAATGCTGCAAGACTTGGCGTGTCTACATTGGGTACTACACTATACATGAACTGTGTCATTCCATGTAAAGATTGTTATGGCAAACTAATCAACGCAGGTATTGTGGAGATAGTAGTTAATGATGCTAGGGTCTATGATGAACATACACAGTATTTAATTGACAACTCAACCATAAAAATTAGGAGATTTAAGTTATGAATATTCCTTTAACGTTAACTTGTATATGTTTCATAGTGATATTCATCTCCCTAAAAAGACAGATGGATAGAATAACTAGGGGACAAAACACGGTTAGTAGTGTTGACTATAACACGGTTATAAATGCTAAGGCAACCATAGATAGGTTATCGAATAGGAATAATGAACTTGTATATGAGAATAAAAAGTTAAAAGTTGCACTTGAGATAGAAGAAATGAATGATACTTTAGAGAAAGGAGATGAACTATGAAAGTAATGATACTTGGAATTGACGGTTACCTTGGATGGCCACTTGCACTTCACCTTATCAAGAAAGGCCATGAGGTAAGTGGTATTGATAATAGAAGTAGACGTGAAAGAGTAGAAGATCTCGGATGTGAAAGCCTTACACCAATAGAACCTTGGTTAATGAGAAAGAGATACCTGAAAGAACTCAGTCAAACAAATATCCTCTTTGCACCTATCTCCCTAGGAATAGATCAACAGTCATATATCAAGATGTTCTTAGACGAAATACAACCAGATGCTATTGTCCACTTAGCTGAGCAGCCAAGTGCACCATGGTCTATGAGGAATATAGAGAATGCATCTATTACACAAATTGAGAATGTTGTAGGTACACTTCACTTACTCTGGGCTATGCATGAGGTGTGTCCGGATGCACATCTGATTAAGTTAGGCACAATGGGTGAGTATGGGACACCTAACTGTGATATACCTGAAGGGGAGATTCCTTTTTATTG